TCTGGCAGAGCTGGAGCCTAAGTACAAGCAAGCTGATGGCACGATTACTCTCAAGTGTTGGGGTGCTATCAAAGGCCAGTTCAAGATTCTCCTTCAGTGGTTGGATGCTTCAGGCAAGCATGTTGTGTTCGTTGCACACGAGAAGGAAGAGAACAAGAATGAGAACTTCACAGCCCGTCCTGATGTCTCTGGCAGTTCAGGTAAGGACATTGTGAAAGAGTTGGATTTCATGGGGTATATGGAAGTTCGGGGAGGCAAGACTATTGTGTCATTCTCTCCTAGCGATAAGTATTATGCCAAGAACTCAATCAGCCTTCCCCCTGCTATCAGTCTCCCCGGTATAGATGGCATGACCGATTTCCTTAAGCGTGAGATATTTGATAAGTACGCTAAGAAAGCCGAGGAAGATCATAAGCTTTCTATCGAGCATAACCAACTGGTCGAGAAGTTTCAGTCTTTGATTACCATCGCTGATGATGAGGGCCGATTGAATGAAGTCTATGCAGAGGTGGCAGAGGCAGAGCATGTGTGGAGTTCCAAGTACCTGATCTGGGGTATGCTTCAGGAGAGAGCCGAGCAACTCGACCTTGAGTTTGACAAAGCCAATAACTCTTTTGTGGAGAAGTAGGCATGATGAAGATCAGCCCGTCTATGCTGGATAGCCATTGGTGGTATCTCAACTCTGACTATAAGAGCAGAGAGGAGTATATCAACTCGCTGAAGAAGGTTCGGTTTGAACCTAATGAGGCGATGCAAAAGGGCATAGACTTTGAGGATTATGTCTGCAAGTATCCTGAGAAGAAGGGAACCTATACAGGCAGGAATAAAGATAAGTATGAAGCGTGTGCAGAAGACTTCTGGGATCAGGTCAAGGGCGGGATCTTCCAGCAGAGATTAAAGTCTGATGTGATTGTCCGTGACACTGTAATGGATTTGAAGTTTGTCAAGAGTTATGAGGTTGGCAAGTATCAGTATTCAGCACAGTGGAGAACTTACCTGTATGCCACAGGACTGCCAAGCTTTATCTATCTGGTATCAAACGGTCGTGATAATTATGAGGAGGAGTATAGTAACGGGTTCCATGTAGAGCGTGAGTTACAATCTATTATCGGGAAGTTCCTGATGCACCTTGAAGGTGATAAAGAAGCTAAGGAAGCATATTACAAGAATTGGAGAGCGTAATGGGTTTTGGATCATTCGACAGAGCAGGATATGCAGAAGAGAAGAAAAGCGCTGGATTGATTCCAGAGGAGGAATTCAGAGCTAAGATTGAGTCCATCGAATATACCAAAGATGGCGAAGAGATGAAGGACAAGAACAGAAACAAGATGGTCAAGCTGGTAGTCAAGGTTGAAGGGTTCCCCAAGAAATCCCTTTGGGTATTCCTTAGCGATAATGAGTGGTATAACAAGAATGTCGGTGACATCATTGAGTCATGTGGCATGGCTGATGAGATCGGTGAAGGGTTCAACCTCAATATGTTGGTAGGTAGGATCGGTCGAGTAAAGATCAAGCATGGTGAACATAAGGGTAAACCTACTGATAATGTTCACTACTGGATTGCACCTGAAGATGGTGAGGATGCCAAGCAACCTCAGAGCCAGCAGGAGCCGAGGAATGATTATATCCCTCAAGAACCTGATCCAGAAGATGATTTGCCCTTTTGATCTACTCCACAAGCCCTGCCTCAATTCTGGGGCAGGGCGTTTTACTGCATGAGGATAAAGCATGAATACCGTAGTCAGTAATGAATCCCACTTGATCAATGTATTCAAAGAGATCCAGAGCATAGTGGCCAAGGGCAAGATAGTATCAATGTCCTATGATCCTGTGAAGACTTTGAAGACTAAGCGTCAGTGTGGTTTTATCTTCGGGGGCCTTATCACAGCGCTTCAGAAGTGGGAGTATGAGACTCAAGGGGAGAGCAGTTCTAAGGATGGGGTCAAGAGTATGCTGTATAATGCCCTTCTCAAGCCTGATGTGCGAACCGTGTGTGGGATTATGACACCTGTTTACACGACCCTGAGCATGATGACCACGAAAGAGGCAAGCCAATTCATAGAGGATGTGATTGATTTTGCTGATGGATTACCCGATATGATCCTACCTGTAGACCTCAGATACTCATGGTTGAACAACATCACCAGTGTAGAGATGTCTATAGTGGCCGTAAAGGTGCCTACATGGAAGCCAAAGCAGAAAGCCTACCTCTCACACCTCAGAGGCTTAAACTGTCTGTATTGCGGTCTTCTAGGCTGTCAGGCTCATCATGTAAGGCAGGGAACCCCTTGTGGCATGGGTCAAAAGCCGGCTGATTACTATGGTATCCAATTATGTGAGCGTTGCCATGACCTCGTTCATAGGGTTAAGGGTGAGGAAATGATCTATTCAGGTATGGGGAATGTCCTGCATGGGTTCAGTATCAAGCAGTTCTGTGAATTGAGCTTTGACCGTTGGTATAACAAACAATAACAGGTATGCCGGGAGTTGATAGTCTGGGGGGGCAATCCTCCCGGCATACCGCTTTCTCTGGGGAGAAGATTATGAAAAGAGAGACTGAGGAATTATTAAGGGATCTGGTAGCAGAGTTGGGATTTAAGGCTATGAGCAGGAAGCAGAAAGATGAAATGGCAGATAGGATAAAAAAGATTCTGGAAAAGAAGGAAAGGACATTGATTTAACCTGTGGTGCGTGGTATAGTGGTCGCTCAAATTACTGTGATGGGTAATCTAATGAGACTTAAATTTGACCTAAGAGCCGTATCCCCTTCCCAAATGCCCATCACATGATGCGGTTCTTAGGTGTTTATTTTCGTCAATCACTTGACTCTGGTTCAGCTAAATGTTAGTCTACTTGAGCTGAAACACAGATTATTTACAATTTAATTCAAACGACCTCAAGAGTCTACCCTGTACACTTCACTGTGTTTCAGCAACAGGGGAAGCTCTTGGGGCTGTTTGATCGTAGGAGAAAGTTATGGTTGCTGATGTAGCAATTAGTGAGTGTGCTAGATGCAAGGAGGTTAAAGATGTATCTTGCTTTAGGCCTGATCCAAGAATGAAAAATGGTTTAGCATCATGGTGTAAAGATTGTCATAGGTCTCATTCTTTAATGTATAACAAGAAATTGAGAGAAAGAGACCCAGAAGGTTATCTGGCTAAAAGTAGAGTGTATCAGAAGAGATACAGAGACAAGAGAAAAGCAACAGGGGTAGAGAAGACAGATATAGAGACAAAAAAAGATAGGTGTAGAGCAGAGCTTTGGAAGGCTATAGGGCGTGGTGATATTAGACGCATGAATGTATGTGAGTTATGCAAATCTAATTCAATGATAGAGGCACATCATGTAGATTATAGCAAGCCTCTTTATGTTTATTGGTTATGTAAGGCGTGTCATGAGGCGGCACACCATAATGGAGATGATAATGTCAGGATGGCTTAAGCTTCATAGGAAGTCTGCTGAGAGCAGGTATTACAGCATGGGCTTGAAGCACATAGGGATGTTCAAAGTTATTATGCTCAAGGCCAATTGGAAGATAGGGTATTTCCAAGGCCATGAGATACACCCCGGATCATTCGCTACGAGCATATCTGGCCTTGCTGAATCGCTCTGTGAGGACAGAAGAACGGTAAGAAAGCTACTTGATGACCTTGAAAAGTTCGGAATGATAAGTCGCAAGAGTTTTGCCAACCGATGGACACACATAACTATATGTAATTGGGAGGTTTATCAAGGGTCTGATGATGCAGTTGTGCCAACCGATGTACACCAGAGTGACCAACCAGTGTCCACTGATATGTCCACTGGAATGACCACAATAGAAGAAGTAAAGAAGGAAAGAAGGGTAGAAGGAAAGAAGAAGCCCAAGGTACATGTGGAGGACAAGTCCCCCACGCCCGAACCACAAGGGGATCACAAACTGACTCTCGGGCCTTCTATGATACAGAATTGGTGGAATGGTTTGGCTACGGAATCAGGGTTCCCCAAGATACAGACCATGACTCCCAAGAGGGCTAAAGCAGTCAAGGCAAGGAAGTTCGATGATGATCTAACAGAGAAGATTCAGTACGCAGTGAGTAAGAGCATGAAGTTCTTAAGCGATGGCAGTTGGTTCTCATTCGATTGGATATTGAGTGAGAACAATTTAACCAAGTTGATAGAAGGAAATTATTATGACAGTAGAGGGGCAGGAGCCACAGCAGGGAGATCTGGGAGAGTCAGCGATTGGGATAGTGAGACGACTCAAAAGCAAAGCAGTAAATTCGATGGAGTTGGAGACAGGTGGCGAGACGATTGAGGATTGCCTTTGGTGTGGCATACCAGAGCCGTGTGGCAAGCCCGTGTGCAGGAATAAGCACTTGACCGTCAGGAGGCCAGCCAAAGCCCTTGATTCTGTGAAAGTCCCTCCGCTCTACCGGGAGTCTTCTGCTTTCATGTTCGATGATCAAGAGCAGAGGTTTGGAATGGCCTGTAAGGATATGGAGCATGGAGGTGCGTTCATAGCAGGGCCAGCTGGTACAGGGAAGACCACGTTTGCCACAGCTATCATGAAAGAGCGGTTGATGTCAGTAGTGCATGATACCGGATGGGATGCGATATGGGTAACGGCACCTGAGTTGCTTGCAAGGATCAGAGCCACCTACCAGCAGGGAGCTGTAGAGTCTGAGCAGGAGGTCATGAAGCTTTATAGCGGTGTGAAGCTTTTGCTGATAGATGACCTAGGGGCAGAGAAGGTGAGTGACTGGAGCATGTCGGCATTCTATTCGATCTTGAGCCGTAGGATAAATTATATGCTGTTCACTATCGTTACGAGCAACATGAGCCTTGATAGCATCGCTGAGTGGGAGCCAAGAATCGCAAGCCGTCTGATGTCAATGAAGTGTATGAACATGACAGGTGATGATAGGAGGCAGAATGCACATAGTTGAAGCTGATGTAGTCCATGAATCTGGTGAGGAATCATTCAGTTACAGGATAGAGGGCAAGTCAGAGGTAGACTCTATCCGAAAAGCGATAACCAAGTTCACGAATGATAAAAGATTCAAAGAGGTAAAGGAAATCTATCGGGTAGTATTTGAGATCCAAGAGCAACCTTCCGATGAAGAGATAGCTAGGATCAAAGCAGAGAAGGAAGCGGAAAGAAATAAGCCTACGCAGTTCGCACTATTCGGGATGTAAATAAATACAAATAAAAATTAATTTCCTCTTGACTTACTTTCTCCCCTATGGTATATTATGTGTATAAGAAACATTTATTAACCTATGGATGAGGAGAAGTAAGATGAAGAACACAAGTGATCATGCGTTTGCTGTAATGTGTAGTGACAATGGTGTGAGCGTTGAGGAAGCAATGAGGAATGAAAGGATCGTAAGCGCTAGGGAAGAAAATTTAAGGCATGAGGTTCTGAAGGATGTCATTAGGGAAGAGTATAGCAAATCAAATGAGGGTAAATGATATGATTGATAATAGAAGCGAGAGGGTCAAGGAAATCTGCAAGGCCAATGTGAATTATGGGTGTACAAAGGTTTGCCCGTTGGCCAAAGCGTGTGATTGTAAGGTTGGGGATACCAAAGAGATCTTTGATATTCGGATGAATAAAGCGGCTGAAGAATTAGACGAGAAAGAAGGGATTGAATAATGGGACGGGGATACAGCTGGAAGAATGTAGGGATCATCGTATATCTGGATAATGAGGTTGAAGTGCTGGGGCAGGAGTTGGTTGATAAGTTGATCAAGTTCGCAGAGGAGAGTGGTAACAAGCGCTGGTGTGAGGATTGGCCGATCATTCTCAATGTGAAGTCCAGCGGATATTATGATGAGGGTAAGTACACGGGGCCATGGGAAGATAGTTATCCTGAAGAGGGTGATGATGAGCGTGAGTTCGTGAGCATGACGTTCGATATGTGTGATGGCAAAGGCACTGAGATAGAGGTTCCTAATGCTCTGGGAGAGGAAGTCTTTGAGAAGGTATTTGAGTCACATGTGATGGAAGCTGAATTGGAGCTAGGATGACTAGTGAAGAGGGGTGCATAACCCGTGAGCATAAGTTGGTTGCTTATGAGATGTTTGTTGTCGCTGTGGCTGGGATATTGGAATGTGATATGTCCAGAGATTCGTTGCAGAACATGGAAGATATAATTAAAGGAATGAAGGCTCATGAGATTGAGCATGAAAATGAACAGCAGGTGGCAGAAGATATAGAAGAGCATGATAACCAGAGATTGAGAGACATGGGATGATCAATATACAGTTACCATTTCCACCGACCCTGAACACTTACTATCGGCATGTAGGGGCAAGGGTTCTTATCTCTAGGAAGGGTAGGATTTACCGGACTAGGGTTAAGTGTGAGATCATCAAGGCAGGGAACCCAAGGATCGAAGGTGATATTACCTGTGTGATTGAAGCGTGTCCACCAGATAGGCGCAAGCGTGACCTTGACAATCTGCTCAAGGCGACTTTTGATTCTATGGAACATGCCAACCTGTTTGAAAATGACAATCAGATCAAAGACCTCCGAATCTATTGGGGGCCGAAAATCAAGGGCGGACTGCTCAATATCGAACTTAGTCCGACACTCGAATTATACCCATCGGCAATTTAAGTGAAAATTAATTTAATAAAATAGTATTTACTCTTGACAATGCTGGTATAATACTATATTATCTACACATCAATTGGATAAACGTTTTTATGAGGAGCAGGAAATGAGCAAGAGCGGGTATGATAGGATGTGTAAGGAGTACCTTACTTACACTATGCCACAGTTGAGGAAGATCGCAAGTAAGAGGAAGTTGGGTTCAGCGGAATTCAGAAGGAATGCGGGCAAGAGTCAGTTGATTCATGTTATTGCAATGGATGATGTGAATGCTAGTCCAGCCGCTACTTCCTTTGAGCCGATCAAGGTGAAGAGTGTCACTATTGAGCCTTTGGATGGGTGGATCAGTACTGAGGGGGGAGTAAGGCCAGCTGATGATGAACGGGTAGAGATCAAGCTTCGTGAGGCAGATCAATATTTTGATGAGCAAGCTCGGGTAGGCTCGGGTTGGCAGTGGGGTGAGTTGGGATGCTCCACTATCACGCATTTTAGATTCACTGAGCATGAAGATCAGAGTGAAGGGTTCCTGAAGTGGGATGGTGGTGAGTGTCCGGTAGGTGAGTATGATTTAGTTGAAGCCTATATCCGGTCTGGTGATTGTGGCAAGATGTTGGCTGGCCAGATGGATTGGAACCACCTTGGCAAAGGGCGTGATGTGATTAAGTACCGTTTGGTTCTTGGAGCAGGTAAACAGGATAAGTCTGAAGAGAAAGAGGAGCAGAAAGCGATGGGTAACGAAGGTGAGAAGGCAACACAGGCAATGAGGTTGATGGAATTGCTCGGGGCTATGTCAGGACCAGATATTGATGAGGATAAGGTAAGAGCTATTGTTAAGGAAGAGGTCAAGCGAGTTGCACCTCGTAAGGTTCATGTCAAGATGGGCAAGGCCAAGGATGGCGTAGTGCTCGATACCCAGCACAAGACTTTCCCTACCCTGCTCAAGATGGTGTGTGCAGGGGTGAACGTGATGATGGTCGGGCCAAGTCAAGGTGGCAAGACTACTGCGGCTCACTCGGTCGCTAAGGCTATGGAGTTGCCTTTCTTCTCTATCAGTCTTGGGGCAGGTACGATGGACTCTGAGATCATGGGATTCATTCATGCCAATGGTGAACTTGTGAGAACCAATGTCCGTGAGGTCTATGAGCATGGCGGTATCTTCCTGTTCGATGAGATAGACAGCAGTAACCCGAAGGTCTTGACCAAGATCAATATGATGCTTACCCAAGACTACTGCCCCTTCCCTGACGGCATGATCAAGAAGAGTGAGAAGGCATACTTTATCTGTGCTGGTAACACGTTCGGGCTTGGTGCTGACAGGCAGTATGTGGGTCGTAACCAACTGGACGCGGCAACTCTGGCAAGATTCGCTACACTCAATTGGGATTATGACCACACTCTGGAGCATAGCCTTGCAGGTAATGAAGAGTGGACGAACCGAGTTCAGAAGATCCGTGAAGCTGTGCAGATGTTGAAGCTCAGAGTGATGGTAACTCCTCGGGCAAGCATTGATGGAGCATTGCTCATGGAGTCAGGTATCAAACAGTCTGAGGTGGAAGAGATGACCATTTGGGCAGGGATCGACAAGTCAACCAAGACCAAGATACTTGAGAAGGCGGGAGTGTGACATGGAGGATGTCTTGGAAGGGAAGGATACCAGACGGTTCCTCGATTGGGATCAGGTTGTGCATATGGCAGAGTTCGGTCAAGATACAATGCCGGGAGAGTGTAGATCATCTCGGGAGGATAGATCAAGTGGTTATGGTAGTGGGTCTAATCATTGGGCTGGAGGAACCTTTGAGCAGGGAATGGAGATGGCAAAGAATGGGTGGCCTGAAGGAACAAAGAAGATGCTCGATGTCCGTGATGATGTGTGGGCAAGAATCTCTGATAGGATCATTGATCCTCAACCAGTATATGATGTGTGTGGTGCAGTTCCCGATGTAGCCGCTTTTCTCGGTGGTGAGCCTGAGTGTATGCTTCGGGTTGAGGATGAGGAGAGGGTTGGGACTCATGGCAATGTGTTAGAGATCGTAATCAATATAGGTGCTCTTTCTGATGTAGAGGCTGAAGAAATCAATTTCCGTGGCGCTGGTATCGCAAGCATCATAGATGTCCTTGAACAGCTTGGGTATTATTGCAATGTGACTCTTGTATCTAGAGCAACTGATTATGGTGGAAAGTGTGGGATCAGATATGATATATACCTAAAGGGTTCTTCTGAGCCATTCGATGTTGACAAATTTGCGTTTGCTGTAATTTCTCCTGCCATGTTGCGAAGGGTAATCTTCTCGCTTCGTGAGTGTGAGAATGAAGAAGTAAGAGGTGAGGTAGGAATAAAAGAATGCGGTGGATATGGCAGATCCAGTGAGGTATCTGTCGAGGAAGGTGTGCTATATTTCCCTCTCACATATGATCTAAACAGCAATGAGCAGGTGTTTGACTTCGTGGTAAAGACGCTGACAGATATAGGCATAGAGATCGGAGAAGGTGATGAGTGATAAGTGTGCAATGCTATTCAAGGGGATAGACCCACAGGTCAGGGACGCTTACAGGTTGAGTTGTATGCGTAGGTGCCAGACCATGACGGAGGACTTCACTGACCACATGAAAGATGTGATAATCCAAGAGGGTATCCCCAAGAAAGAGGTAAGGAAATTAACAAGCAATAGAAAATAATTTAGCTATATATTTGCATTAAGGTATGCTGTCGATTATCATATGGGCAGTATATCTTTTTTTAATTGGCGAGGAAAAGCAATGGAATGGAAAACCGAGAAGAGGAAAGTGGGCGAGTTGATTGCCTATGAAAGTAATCCAAGGGTATTGACTGAGAAGCAAAGAATTGATCTGGTGGCATCGCTTAAGAAGTTCAGCCTAGCTGAAATCCCTGTAGTGAATTTGTGTGGCACTATCTTGGCAGGGCATCAGAGAATTTCCATCCTTATTGAGTTGTATGGCACTGATTATGAGATTGATGTGCGTGTACCTACCGAGCAGTTATCGGAAGATGATGTCCAAGAATATAATATAAGGTCTAACCAGAATGGTGGCGGATGGGATTTCGATCTGCTCAAGTCTGACTTCCAGATAGATGATCTGAAGGACTGGGGATTCTCTGATGATGAGTTAGGCCTCAAGATGAGTGGTAAGAGCAAAGAGGATGAGGATGGCGATATAGAGTTCGTCACAGAGCTTGATGAAGAGAGCAATTATATCGTGTTGAAGTTCGATACCGATATTGATTGGTTGCAGATTCAAACCCTATTAGATTTAAAGCGTGGATGGTCGAGACGCTGTAATGGTAAGCCGTGGAGTAAGGGTATAGGCCGTGTAGTGAATGGCCCTGAAGCATTGGCTAGGATCGCTGAAAGTATGAGGGTTTGATATGGACAGCATGGATATTAGATATTTCTGCCCGTCATATAAGAGAACAGAGAAAAGCATCTCCCAGATAAACTACCCTTTTTTCAAGATAGTAGTGATGGAGGCAGAGGCAGAGGCATATAAAGCCAATGGCAATGACATAGTTGTATGCCCGGATCGTGTGCAAGGAAATGTGTGCCGTGTGCGCAATTGGATCTTAAGAGAGAATGCTGATGCCGATTGTGTAGTGATCATGGATGATGATTGCTCGTATATCGGGAAGTACCTAGAACAGTCCCAAGTCAGGCTTAGTCCAGATGATCTGGAAGAGATGTGCGAGATGGCGACAATCATGGCGTATGATATGGATGTGAAGATGTGGGGGCTTAATTGTGTGGTTGATAAGATGGCCTACAGGGAGGCTACCCCGTTCTCATTCACTTCGTATGTGGGTTCACCGTTCACGGCTCATTGTAAGACGGATATATTCTTCGATGAGGGCCTTCCCTTGAAAGAGGACTATGATATCACCCTACAGCATTTAAATCGTCATAGACGGGTTCTGAGGCTTAATCAGTACCATTATGATGTAAAGCAGTCTAAACAGGCAGGAGGGTGTGCTACATACCGTAATATGGATGAAGAGAAGAGGCAGTTTAGGTTATTGCAGAAGAAGTGGGGGTCTAAGATCATCACAGAGGATAAGACCAGTCGTAAATCGTTTGATTATAACCCGATTATGCATGTACCGATTAAGGGAGTGTGATATGGATGCGAAGAAAAAACAGGCCCGAATGATGACACAACAAAAAAGAATGATCCAAGGTCTTGAGAAGACTATGGGTATTGTAACCAGTGCGTGCAAGAATGTAGGCGTGGCTAGAGGGACTCATTATAAGTGGATGAAGGAGTGCCCTGATTATGCGAAAGAGGTAGAGAGTATAGGCGATATAGCTCTAGATTTCGCTGAATCTAAGTTACACAGGCAGATTCTCGATGGCGTACCTGCTTCGACTATGTTCTATCTGAAGTGTAAGGGTAAGGGCAGAGGGTATATTGAGCGCAGTGAGGTGACTACCCATGCAAGGCATACCCCGTTCGATCATATGAGTGATGAAGAGCTAGATGAGGCGATAGGGTAATGGCTGAATCCTTCGTCCGAGAGATGAAGAAAGAAAAGCTCAGAAGGAAAGCAAAGTCCGAATTCAAGACCTTCATGAGAACATTCCCACCCAATAGGCCATACCTATGGGGCAAACACACGCATATCATGTGTGAAGAGATCCAGACAGCCATTGATAGGTATAAAGAGGGCAAGTCTACCTATCTGATGATAAATATTCCGCCGCGCCATGGAAAATCGGATTGCTGTTCCCGTAGGTTGCCCGTGTTCTTTGAATTGAATTTCCCTGATGATGAAGTGATCCTATGTAGCTATGGCCAAGATCTGGCCAATGATATGAACCGGGATGCCCGTAAGTGCATGTCAGAGGTTGGCCCTGCTTACGGGTATCAGATGTCCCGTGACAGGGACAGGCTCAACAGTTGGGGGCTAGAAGGTCATAAGGGGGGCGTGAATGCTGTAGGTCTGGGAGCGAGCATTACAGGGCGTGGTAGTAATCTGCTGATATTGGATGATTTCCTTAAGAACCGCAAAGATGCTGAATCTGAGTTGATCAGAAATAGGGGATGGGACAGCTTCAAGTCTGATTTGATTACCCGGCTTGCTCCTGTGCATATCGTATTGATCCTCGCTACCCGTTGGCATGAGGATGATATAAGTGGCAGGATAGAAAAACAGATGGAGGATGACCCTTCATTCCCCAGATTCAAGACGGTGAAGCTCCAGTCTTATGATGAGGATACAGGTGAGTACCTATTCCCTGAGAGGTTCGGGGAGGAGTGGTATGAGACTCAGCGGTCTATACTCGGGCCATATGCTTGGCAGTGTTTACATCAAAGTGATCCTAAGCCGCGGCATGGTAATCTATTCAAGGTCAATAATATAGTGGTTGCAGACTCCCTTGAGAATATCACAGGTGAGTTGAGACTGTGCCATGATGCTAGGTTCCATCGTGGGTGGGATTTGGCCAGCTCAGAGAAGCAGAGGGTCAAGGATGACCCTGACTGGACAGTGGGCGTGAAGTCATTCTTTGATGCCAAGAAGAGGATACTTTATGTCAAGGATGTGGTGAGGGTAAGAGGTGAGGCACCAGAGCGCGATAAGCTCATGGAGAACACTGCGAGGAGGGATGGCCCTCATGTGTATCAGCGGATAGAAGTTGTAGCAGGATACAAAGATACATATACACGCTTGAAATCAGAGCTAAAAGGTATTAGCATGGTTGAGAGCTATTCACCGACAGGGGATAAGGTAGCGAGAGCCGCACCTTTGGAGCCTTTGTTTGATTCGTGCCGTGTGGTATTGGAGCGAGGGCCATGGAATGATTCGTTCATTAATGAGTTCCGGGCATTCCCTTCAGGTGCACATGACGACCAAGTGGATGCTACGGTAATTTCTTGCGGAAGTGATTTGGTTGGATATACAGGCGGTGTGGTTACTGGCGGGAACATGGGATTTTAGGAGAGCGATATGGGTTGGTTTGGTGAAAAGATAGTAGTAGCGATACGAGAACTTGGCATTAAGATCGGTACAAGTCAGGATGACGAAACCACATACTCTGAGATTTCCAAACAGATAGAAGAGTTGTACAAGATGTATGTTGGCTCGGCCACTGGTAAGCAGTTGGTTCGGGCTATTGTGCGTTTCAAGTCTTCCTCTATCCTTAATGGCGGTGTGAATGTCGCCTACTCTGGTGATAAAGATACAGCAACAGAAGATCCCATGGAGGTTCAGTACATTGATAAGATGCTGGACTTCAACAATGTGAACCAAGGCTACAGCAGGAAGTTGATCATCGCTTCCCAGCTTGAGGGTAAGGTGCTGGTTAAGCTTATCTGGCATGTAGATCCAGAGAAAGAACTCGCAGTGCCTAAGCTTGTGTATTTGCCATGGCGTACCACTCAGTATGAATTCACGGTAGATGCCGAGAACCCAGAGCGGATTCTGTCAGTGAAGTACAAGATAGGTGAGACTGAGGTAGATGAGCCGTTTGACAACTATTCCTATGTGACCTTCAATAGCCTACCGTCAAGCCTCAGTGGGTATCCTGCCATGGGTGTGGTAATCCCTGAGATGAAGGATATTGATGAAGCGTTGCAGAATTGGCGCAAGATGAACCGGAACTTTGCTGTCAGTACCCCGACCTTTAAGTGTGAGAGTTTGACCGAGTGTGAAAAGCACCAAGAGGCATTGAATGCCAATGGCTGGACACAGGGCAGGGCATTGTTTACGACTGCTGATTTCTCTCTGGTTCAAGGTGATGCAGGTGACTTTGAATCCATCGAGCGTGAATTGGCTATGAAGGTCAAGATCATATCAGCCTCTACAGGTACACCACCTCAGCATATGGGACTGCCTGATGAACTGAGCAACAGGTCTACAGCAGATAGCATGGATGCCCCTACCGTTGAGGATAGTGAGACTGATACCGATCTATGGTCTAACTTTTGGGAAGATGTGTTCAATATAGCTATCAGGATGAGCAATGACAATGGCGGGACGTATGGCGCTCTTGAGGTAGATGTAGTTGAGCCTGATACCACAGGCGTAACCGCTTCAGAGTATGATGCAGTAGAGAAGATCTATATGCCAATGTGGAAAGATGGTGGCTTGAGTCTTGATAGCCTACACACACTCACCCCGAAGGTAGATGCCGTGGCAGAGGCTCAGAAGATCAAGGACGAAGAAGATGGCGGTATTGATCTAGAAGAAAATAACGATGACGATGAGTAAGTGGAAGATGCAGGAGAGAGGGGATAGCATTCAAGTATTCCCGTTAGGTGATAAAGAGAAGCACCTGACCCTCTCTTATGGCGATAGCATTAAGTGTGAGTGCAAGCCTATTGTGGATATAACCCATGACACCCCTATCGTTATTCATAATTCATTCGATTGCAGGGAGGCCGTAGAGATGGCCGAGGAGATATTGAGTGATGAATAGGATTATATGTGCTATTTTTGGTCATAAATTTAGGGTGATAAAGGAGTTTTATCCAGGGTGTGAGCGTGTCAGGTGTCCCCGTTGCGATAGGGATTATGTGCGAGGCGAAGGGTTGCCTACTATTGAATGGAGTTTTCAGGCGTACCAAATGTTTAAATTTCACGGTAAGATTTAAGGGATTAATTAAATGCCAACGCCTAAGATCATAATGTTGAAGGGTGAGCGTAAGCTCCTGAAGAAACTGAATACAGTTACCGTGAGGATGTATAACCAGTTGCTCAGGGATACCCGGAAGATAATCAACTCAAAGAATCCAGAGAAGGCGCTAACCAAACTTGAGTTGAGTGGTCAGGACGATTACGCAAAGGCTGTCTATAACTCCTCGATTGATATGTTCTATGCATCCCACAAGAAGACAGAGAAGGCCATAAACAGGCGTAGGCGCAATTCTAAGCGCACCTTGGCTGTATCAGAGCTTACAGGTGATGAGAAGGCTTCAGCGGATCGTCTGGTGGGTCAGGAGTACGCAGAATGGGCAGATAGCCTAGCTGGTAAGAAGTGGGAAGAGACAGTCGTATCCAGCAAGGACGTAATCCGTAAAGGGATCACTGAAGGCTGGGGCATGAAAGCCCGATATGAATACAGGTTCCAAGATGGCAGTAAAGCCAGTTATAACGATAGTAAGAAGTTCCCGACTAATGTGTCCCGTGTGCAGGTCAAGCCGGGGTTGCGTGATGAACTGGCCAAAGTCGTTAAGAAGACATCTAACCCAGAGGCAGTAGCCAGAACTGAGATGACCAGAGCATATAATGACGGAGTGGTCAAGGGTGCGATCGATGATGAGTTCGTAAAGGGATTCCAGTTCCTTGGTGTGAATGATGAGCGTCAGTCTGATATATGCAATTATTTGGATGGGACGATTATAGATAAGCTCGATCCTAGAGTAGATGCTATCACCCCACCCTTGCATGTGTATTGCCGTAGCCGTCTGATAGAGGTCATGGTCACAAGCGATAAGAAGGCTAATATTGATACCCGTACCATCAAAGTGGATGGTGTGAAGAAGCGTGTAGCTGATCTGGATACCCGATTCGGTAAGGCTGGCTTAGGCGAGAAGGCATTCAATACCCCAGTGGCCAAGGCCGAGAGGGTAGATCTAGGTATCCCGAATAAAGGTTTGGTTATCAGAGAACCGGAGGCTGTCCGTAATGACTTCATTAATAGTAGACCTAATCCTAATCTGGTCGCTCTGTCTAGTGGCTTGGGTATCAAGAAAGCAACGCCTAAAGGAACTGAGGAGCCAAGCAAGGTAGAACCAGACGAGACAGACCTGACTCCAGAGGAACAGCAGACCAAGAAGGAAGCTGTGGACTCGATAAATGATTTCTCAGTTCTGGTATCTGAAGCAGGGCCTATCGAGAACCTTTCCCCTGAAGTGCAAAAGATCATTGATGATATAAATAACTTATCCAAGTAATCCCCTACACACAGGCTATTTCTAGCTCAGTTATATTTATTTAATAAAATATTAATTTACCATTGACATTATATATGTCGTATGGTATATTCTCTATATCAAGTTAATAACAACTTGGTATTTGAGGAGCGAAAAGATGGAATATAATGTTGAGGTATTTAAGGCCGAGCTTGCAAAAGAGAAGGCCAAGGCTCCGGTATATTCAAGGCTCGTAGAGTATAGCCACCGCAGTGAGCAACTTGGTAGGCTTATTCGTGATAAGTACGCAAATGCATTCTCTGTTGTGTCTTGTTCTCTTGAGAATCTTCTCGCCCAACGTACTGCACTTGATTTGGCAAACTCTGGACTCTAGATAAGGATTATGAAATGGAAGACTACGGACTAAGCAAAGACATGGTTGACTTGGCTAAGACAGTGGCTCGGATGATCCTAGCGGATAGGGCGCATGAGATCTATCTTGAGTCGGGTGAAGAGTGCAGGGGTAAGTTCTGTGAGGCTTACATGCACGCTTGGGGTAAGAAGGTTGAGGCGATGCAGACTACATACGTTACCAATGTTGAGGCTAGAGTGGCTTTGAGGGAATCAATAGGGCAGATGATTAAGGAAGGTGAATAATGATTTTTAGCAGAACAGAAACACTCAGGGTTAAGAAGCTTAATAGGTATTATAATAATGCTTATAGGACGGCTAGGATAAAGGTAATTACATTCTGGGTTCTGTTTATCCCTGTTTATACTAGGCAGGAAATAATTACGATACTTGATGATTAAGGAAGGTGAATAATATGAGTAGCTTTATGGTAAGTGACAAGACAATTGATAATGTTCTGAGTGGTTTGAAAAATGCGATAGGAATGAACCATCGTGGGATGCTTAATGATTATGAGTTGTTTACTGATAAGGAGTTCACGGCCTATGGTCAGGCTATGCTTGCGCTGAATGACTATGCGTTGGCTCAGAGGTATTCACAGCACGAACTTACGGGATGCGCTCACTATCGGTTCACAGACCGCTTGGTGTCACTTGAGCAAGCAGTATCTGACATTAACTGCTGGGCATATCAGTGTTCAGAGGGTGATGCAATGGAGCGTAAGACTTTTGAGCGGTTGCAGGAGATCAAGAAAGCGTTGTGTGTGATCCTTGTGGAACAGTCCGATAAGTATAAATCAGCAACTTGGGGAGGGTGATGACTGATGGGCATGGGATTATACCGAGCTAGTATTAGGAAGAAGCGCACTGAGAATAAGATAGCAATTGCACGCATACAGATGTCTCTATACTCCCTGAAGAATACCAAGGGAGCATATTACAGGGAGCATGTAGAGCTGTTGAGTGTTTATAGGAGGATGGAATCTGTATTGTTGCAAGCAAAGGATGATGTATGAAATGCGAGTACTGTAAAGGCGAGCTATGGCCTATGCCGAACTTTAGGAAGCGTAGGGTCACTACTTTACTCGGAGAGCAACAGATCACCGTACAGGGGCTTAAATGCAGTGAATGTGGCAAGTGGGACACAGCAGACCATGACCTTGCGCCAAAGGGGAGTAAGTTCAGCTTTGATGTGATCGAGTATCTGGTAAATGATAAGCGTGGCCATGCTGAGTTGTCTAGGTTTATGATGAGAGAGTTCGGGCTGTATATCCCAGACTCTTCTATCCATTCGGTTAGGAAAAGGTACACGGTAAAATAATTCTGATTTAGATTGAAGATTCCTGAATAGATGGTCGATATAGATATATGGAAAATAAAGGGGAGCATGAAATGAATGAGCTTGACTATATCAATGTATCGAACAGGGTGAAGATTTCGATGGCGTTGACTATTATGCGAGATGTGTTACCTCTGGAAGATACGGCTATCACAGAGAAGGAGCATAGCGAGATAACAATAATGTTGAGAGCGTTGGAGATCAAAGGGTTTAAGTCTTACGAATGTGAATGAGGAGCAAGGCATGACACAGCACAAGATCATGAAGGCAGATACAATTGAGGAGTTGGCTACAGAGATGGCTATGGCGATGCTCAGAGGGTTTGAACGGGTAGGCCATATCATGGCAATGCCTGCTGGTAGGTGGGGTGTGGCGATGAGGAGAGTCGCATGAAGTTGTGTGTGGATTGCAGGTACCACAAGACCATGCTTAATATGGAATTCTGCTCAAGACGAGTTACTTATGAGAAGTCATTGGTTAATGGCGTTATGTGTGAAGCAGGAAGCTCGGAGCCTTGTGTATTTGAAAGATCAGAAGGCAAGACCATCTTTGAAATGAGTTGGCAGGAAATGCTTGAATGCCTACTTACCCCGCCTAAGAAGTGCGGCCCGAGTGGTCACTATTTCAAGGGAAAGAATGAACCTGTAAATATTATTGCATAAAATTCTTTTTCTTCTTGCATAATTATCATTCACCTGTTATATTATGTATATCAATTAACTATGGCATGGAGAATACTATGAAAGATTTATCAGACAGTAAGAATCTTGAGTTCGTCCAACTCAGTTCAGGTAAGATAGTTATGGGTGGTGACTTTGAGACTGTCTTGTATCTCAATTTCAGTGAAGTGACTACCGTATGGGATGAGGAGGATTTCACTAAGGGTGAGGAGTATGAGGGTGTGATCCCTCAGAAGTGGATCGAAGAGTTTTTGGTCAGAGCATACTATAGGCCAGAGAAGGCTGGGACATGGGTTCCGTTTGGCTTGAGTGGTGAGTTCTTTTATGAATTGAGGGAGGTATAATGGAGACACCGGAACAAGTGATCAGTGGCGCAATGCAGAAGGGTGCAGAGCAATGTGCGGGTATGATCAAGGAAGCTTTGGTTGAGAACATGGAAGAGATGGGTGATAAATCTATGGCCTGTAAGGATTTCGCTAAGGTTGCAGATATTGTGATTATTCACACTCTGGATATGATTAAGACTTGGGACGTAGAGGAGGTAGGTAATGAGTAGGAAGGAACGTCAGAGAGAGGCGCAGAACAAGCGGATAGAGATAGCCAATAAGATAATCGCTATCGTTAAGAGCGGGGTTGAGGAGCATGGAGACTCAGATAAGGCTCTTGATGAGGTTCAGCGGTGGGCATCTGCAATGATCAGAAAGAATCCTCAACAGAGAATGATGTATGTCCAAGGGTTGCGAATGTTCTGTGATAGGGTAAATGAGACTCATGATAAGCAGGAGGTAGCTGATGTTCGGTAAAGGCAAGAAGGGTAAGGGCAAGAAGAAGGATAAGCCTGTTGAGAAGGTCGAACCTCAAGAGGTAGAACAGACCGAAGATGAGAAAGAGACTCTTATTGCTGGTCATGGCGCTATCCATGCACTTGAGACTGTGATTGAAGGGTTCATCCATGGCAAAAAGATAGGACATAAGATCTGGGAGGTAGATCAGGTCATTGAAGCTCTCAAGTGTTCTATCATTAGGGTAGCCGAGGTTCATGGCATTACGTTGGTAGGTAAAGACGGGAAGGAAATAAAAGATGACTGATAGCACTGGGGATGTTGAAATGAAGCGTGGGATACTTATTGATTCAGTGGCAAAAACTATTGAAGAGGTACAGGTACAAGACGGATTGCAGGGTATGTATGACCTGATCCAGTGTACTACAGTGGATGCTATCAATGTGTGTGATGAGATTGATGTGTGGGTTGATGATGATGGCATGTATACCCATGACAGTGGTGGATTCTCCATGCGGGTAGGCAAGAACATCATTCAGGTGCATGGCCGTGGCCTATTGCTCGGGTTGGATCTGAGCGAGGGATCATCAATCAGCCTACCTAATTGGTTGGAAGTCAAGCATGTAGAGCAAGCTGTCAGGTTCGTACATATCGGGGAAGTGGAGGAAGTAGCATGATGGTAGATGGAAAGTATTATATCGTACTGGTGCCGGGAATGAGATACCCGGATGAGATCCCGAAGGGATTGGAGTACATCAATACGGATGTTAAACGTTGGAGGGTAAGGAATATTGGTGGCTGTTTTACTTCGATGGACACCTACCGCTACCCCGTCACCGAGACCGAGTACAAGGCGCACCACTGGAGCATTGCTCATGATGTTATTATTCCTGAAGGGTATGATGTGGCAGACTTTGCTTATCCGGGCGACAAGGGTACGGGTGCACAATGGCTCAGTTCTGATGGTCGAGTATGTACCGAAGGAGAGAACCTATACCCGACTGGACAATGCCCCATCCTTCGCAAGAAGGCCTGTGAGCATAAGGATGCAAAGAATCTCATGGAGTTTGATGATTGGATTGGAGTCAAATGCAACGACTGCGGTATGGTTCGCAAACTCGGTGACTGGGAGGAATCAGTATGAGTGTAATATGTAAGAATGCTGAAGTGTGCAAGCCTCATATTAAATGCTTTCACGCAGAGCCACATGAGGAATCTATGATCAAGTACACCTCTGATGGTGGAGGGGTGTATTGTAAGACCGTTGAGTTCTGCCCGACCGCTAAAGAAGAGGTCTGGTGTAATGAAGTAGAAGGGGAAGAGGAATGAAGTGTCCACACTGTTACAAGCCAATTGATGAACCTGTAGTGATGGTTAAGTGTGATCATGCAGGACGGTGCAACATATCAAAGCACTGTGAACATGCAGAGAAGCACGCTCATGTAATGTCCTGTGGCGAGAATTGCTTTGCCCATAAGGATCAGAAATGCTTGGCAGTGATATGAGTAAGGCCAATATTAATGAAGGGCTGGCTGTTCTTTGGTCGATCTATGCAGTTCTTCTTTACATGGCAGGGTTAGATAAGCTATTCTGTTTACCTGTGGTAGTGGTATCCCTAATCAAGATCATAATGGCATTCATGAGCACTTTCGATAAACCAGAAAAACATGAGGAGTTTGAAGAGCATGGTTGAAGTAAACAATGAGCAGGAAGAAGCAAGGAAGGCACAAGCCAAAGGCGATGACCTTGGCGGTGTTGAGGTTAAGAGCATGGATGGTAAAGAGTTCAATGAGAGAATGCAGAATGTGTATGAGCATGGATTGATTGAAGCTCATGACACCATAATCAAGGGATTGCATGAAGTGTTTGGTGACGATGGCAAGTTTACGGCTGGTGAGATCGTATCAATGGTCGAAGCTGGTAAGGCTGTATTGATGATGAAGATCCTCATGCGGAAGTCAGGCATGACTGATGAAGAGGCTCAGAAGATGTCCTCTGAGATCATTAAGGAAGTAGCTGAGAAGCACAAGAATGATTAACTCCTGCTGAAAAGTAGGTATCCCCAGTTAAGCCGGGGGTTCCCCAGACTCCCGGCTTAACATTTTTGAAAGGCGAATAATGTTTGTGATCTGTGACTATGGCCATCAACCTACCAACGCCCCGATGGGGTGTGTAATAGACGCTGATATTGGATCAGGTGAATCGTCTATGGTTGATTGTGTAGTCACAAGTATTCATTGTGAGTTGGTGGAGGAGGACACTGAAGATCCTCTTCCCATGGTCTATTCTATAGATAGGGCATGTGTGGCATTTCCCCTAATGTACGATATGCCGCCTACTCCCAAGGGGGTACCGCCCTGAGTTCGATATGTGTTCCCGTCCACAGTCTGGCGGGATCGTTTACTTAATTTTAACTAAAGACTATATCTCTTGAATAGACAACCCCTCGCCCCGGCTTCATTGTGGAAGTCGGGGCTTTTTATTAACTATTTATAATTCCTATTGACTTATATTAATTTATATGGTAGACTATTTATAGTGATGGGAATATCTATTTATTTTGGAATGAGGAGTGAGTGATGGATAAGCCAGTATCGGTTGATTTCATGTTAAGTGAGGAGGCTCTACAGAAGGCGATAGATTCAGCCCAGCTAATGTATAGTAAGTGTGCAAGCCGTAATGAGGCAGATGCATTTGCAAGGTGGAATGAGTTGGCCAAGGCTCAGGTAGAGCGAGCTAAGATCATGGTAGTAAATGAGGAGCAGTGATGAAGAGCACAGCTAAGGAGCTAACAGATATACTAGAGGATCTTGTGACCATCTTGATACAGGCTGAAGTTATGGAAGAAGGCAGTGATGATCGTGATCTTGCGGCTTTGCGTGATAGGCTAACAGAGATGAGGATAGCAGATGGTAGATAGGTTCAATAGGGATAAGCTGGATGAGTCCATAGAGGCAAAGTTGTTGGCTAATGGGTTCAGTTACCATGATGATTATGAGTATGGCCCTCAATCTGGATGGGGTGGTGATTGTGAGATGTATACCATGTGCCTTACCAAGCATGGGTTCGGGTACAGTATCTTTGTATCAGCACATGCAAGTGGAACCAATAAGGGGATCTGTCTAGGTTCATCGAATAGTGCCGAGCATATCATTTCATTGCGTGATTCATTGGCTAAGTTGTTTTGATTGGAGGGAACAAATGGAGTTGGTGGTAGAGCGTTGGGAAAAGCGCAAGGGAGATATAAGACTAACCGGAAAATACCACGATGATAGGGTGCGGGATGCCATGATAGAACATATATTTAGTTCTGTTGAGTTTACCAGAGATGCACCTTGCAACCGTGAAGTGCTGGACGCAATGGCTAAAGCGCATGGGTGCACTCTCGTATATGAAGAAGTGACAACCTAACCGTGGAAATAATAGAGCGAACTTGTGAGTCGATATTAATTGACTTGTTAGGTCTAACGTTTAATTGATTGGAGGGTAGGACGATGGTATTTAAATCCACCTTTGAAAACGATCAGGGCTTCTTTAAGATTAAAGACACTAAATACAGAATTGAGGGTATTACTGCTGACCAGTTCCACACTATAAACGTGATGCTAAATAGATCCTTTTATATTGGCCGTGAGGCAGGGGCTAGAATGATGAGGCTGACAGCTATTGCAAGCATGGATAGCGAGCAGGAAAGGCTGAAGTAATTTAGTAACCTAACCGTGGAGTTGATAAGCGCATCGAGCGCACGCTTATCAGCCGTTGAATTATTGCGCTCATCAAACGACTTGTTAGGTTTTATATTTGATTGGAGTAGAGGCTATGCAACTAACAGAAACGTACAAAGGTTTGTTTTTTGACGACTTAAAAGAGGGTGATGCCTTTATTTTGGCAAAGAACACTAGCGCACTTGAAGGTAAAAAAGAAGATTATCTATTCGTTAAGAAGTGCGGTGATGACGGGTGTAATGCTACTTACATGAATGACGCAACGCTTGATTTCGGAAGGTTCAGTATTGGGACAAATCCAAGAGTCAAAAAGATTAACAAAATCAATGTATGGTTGACTGAAGAATAGTAACCTAACACGTATATAGGTTGCCACCACAATATTGAATAGTACCGCTTCCACCTATCATCATATTAAGGGATAACCTAAAGAGGAGGAGTTATGAAATTAGAAGAATTGGCTGTGAGTATTTCAAAAGCAATTGGTGATGAGTTTGGCAACAGTATATCGCATGATCTGGGTTTGCGTGTGGCAAGGAATATAATGGAGGATGCACCTTTATATTTCGTTTGTCCCAAGTGTGGTGGTGAAGGGGGTGATATAATGGATTGCCATAGAGTCGGGTGTAAATTCCTGTGGCCAGTTGAGGATGATCATAAGTATATGAGGAGAAGGCTAATTATTAGGTCAAATTAGTTTTACATATTGACAACAGTTTGCTGGTAGGTTATATTCTCTCTTGATTGAGTTACGTACCCTGCCAGGAACGATATTCAATTTCAAACCATACGGCTCAATCAGTATGGAGAAGACCCGTAACCCTGGCAGGGCGGGTCTTTTTTTATGCCCTCATTTCTCAATCTGTGTTTTAATCAGTGTCCTTCGCACAGAAACCAAAGGCATTCTATGAGGTTAGTAAAGCTTCCAATGGCTCAGACTGCCAATAAAGTCACCACGCATAGCACATATAGCGTGATAAGAAATGTGTAAGACTTGACGATGATGATAATCAGGGAGCACATAAGGTACGGGCTATAGAGGTTTATAGTCATTAAGGCCTGCCCATTAAATGGATTTAAGACTGCCAGTCTCCATTCTGTTTTACAGCCGTAGAGTAAGTGGGCAAAGAGTCAAGCGGTTAGATCTATACACCTATTGGTGGAATAGTAACAAGGTCTAGCTATGAGCACATTAAGATGCTTAATCCTCTACGGGAGACTGGCCACCTTGTAGAGCTACTGGCCTCATATCTAACAAAATCACACCACAAGCCCATATAAGCCTTGACAAGCGTTTGTTTATTTAGCATACATAAACTAACACTTGAATGATTTGAAGGCCATAGGGGTGACTACGATGGATCACAGAGTACAATTCACAGCAACCATACAGGAGCTAAGTACGGATGCCTCTAGTTTGGGTATTCCTGAGTCTGTATATTCTGAGATCAAGGCTAAAGACCCTAATCCTTTCTGGGTAGTCCTTGAAATTGGCCGTGAAGGTACGAGTGGTGGTGATCTGGGTTCTCTGGGCAAGAGGGTTAAGCATTGGACTGCTATGGCTATCAAGGAATTGGCTCGTAAAGTGTCCGGTGGTAAGGTGTTCACTGATGTGCATGGCGATCCTAGCGATCAGGGTAGGTCTACATATGGCAGGGTGGTACATGGCATGTGTGATACTGTGGCAGGTAAGCAACGTGCTACAGCTGTGGCCTATATCGCTGATGAGGGTGTGCGGAAGCGGATCAAGAGTGGTGATTTGAATATCTGTTCAGTTGAGGCCATGGTAAATGTGGTCAAGAATGCTGTAGATTTTATCGTTGAGGGCGTGGATACGGTTGGTGGTTTGCTTATGGCTTCGGCTAAGAAGGAAACTGCTGGCTTTGGAAGCGCAGGTATTTTGACAAGTGTACAAGAGTTAGGCGAGGAGCAAGTGATGACGGTAACAAAGAAAGATGTAAAGGCTTTTATCTGGGAGAACAACCTTCAGCCGAAGGATCTATTCTCAGGTGATGAACTCTCCAAGGATCAGATCGTCAGTGGGTTGATGGATTCAGCCGTTGATGAGAAGGAACATGAGCTACGGCAGGAGATTGATAAGATTGCTGGTGAGCGTGATGCTATATCCGGTGAGCTTAAGCCCCTGAAGGCTAAAGAGGCCAGTGTCCGGGCAAGGGCATTGATCGTTGATAGCGAAGATGTGAAGAAGCTTTCCAAGACCCAAGGGGAAGCGGTAGTTGATATGGTCGTTGATGGCCTTGGCGATGTGTCAGGGATGTCCGATGCAGATCTGGCTACTGCTGTGTCAGGTGGGATCAAGGGAAAGATTGACCTTGTTAAGAAGCTATCTGGTGGTGGTACAGGCACTCCTCCTAAGGGCGTTCCTGCTGATAAAGGTGAAGAGGATGAGGGCGGTGACGATAACCCTTACGCGAAAGGTATCGATTCAGGAAGTGAAGATCAAAAATAACAGTGGCCGAGAGGCGCTGAATTGTTTTATTGTTTACCCATTTTTAGAAAAGAGAAGCAAAGATGAATACTGATATTATCTGCGAAGTTGGCAAGTGTGAAACCCTGAGTTCTCAGGATGCACCGATTACCAATAACACTGGTTCCGCTCTGGTCGAGGGTAACGTTTACCTTATCGACAAGATGTATGTTGTTGCTGGCCTGAATACCGTTGGTGATCCTGCGGCTGATGGGGAAGTCTCCAATTTCTTCACCAAGATCCCTATGGCTAAGGTTGTCAAGGCTACAGGCGCGGCTTGGAAGCGTGGCGACAAGATCTTTTATGATTTCGCCACTGACACCTATGATAACATTCCTCGCCTCGCTCTTGGTGCGGAACCCACCTACAACCTCGGCACTGATGTCAAGGTCAATGTCAGTATCAATGGCGCGGCTACTGTCATCGGTACTGTCTCCCCGTCCAGCGCCGCGGCTGTTACTGCGGCTGAAATGGTTATTGGCCTTGCCAGTGTGTCAGGTTTGACCTCTGGAAGCGTTACTGATCTTGATGGTGAGACTATCGCTTTCGCAATTGGAGCGGCTGGTGGAAGCATTGAAGCCAAGGTCGGAACCAATGGCGATTGGTCTAAGGTTGGTCTTGAGCCTGATTTCGTTGCTCCATGTGTGGGCATTGCTCTTGGTGATCAGGTCAGCGGTGACGAAGTAGGTTACATCAACTTTGATGGCGTGAGTCGATAGAGTCTTGTGCAGGTGGTGTAGGGTCACTCGCCTGCCTGAAAGCTGTCCTGTGTTGGGATAGTTCACCGCCTGTACTTTTTAGGCGAACTTAAAACAAAATGATTGAAGGAAATTCAAATGCATAATGTAAAAAAGGTTATTGAAAACATCGCCTCCCGTCCTCTTACCAGTTCTGCGGATCACCGCAATGCAGGTCTTGCTCTGTCTCTTGCCATCCATGCTGATATGGATCTGGGCAACAAGCAGGGAACCATGGCCATTAAGGAATTGATGACTGGTTCAGGTCTTCCTTCTGGCGATCCTGTTGCCACCCTGGAACGCTTCCAAGCGGCTCAGCTTTGGGACAATGGTTATGAAGCAGTGTTCAAGAGTATTACCTTGAATGCTCCTCACACCAGCTGGGAGATTTACACTGGCGGAACTGGTATTACGTTCCAAGCTCTTGAAGCTGGTGGAGAGATCCGCATGAGTCGTCAGACTGGTGCTAAGGTCACTGCAAGCGTTGAGTACTACGCGGCTGGTTTTGAGATCCTGCAACAGTGGGTTGAGAATCAGCAGTGGTGGAACATCGAAGAAGCGGCTACCGACTTCGTAAACGCTTACAACACCAAGAAGGCCGAGACTTACTACGGTCTGATCGATGCCGTTGGTTCTGGGCAGAATCTTGCTTGGAATACCACTGGTGCTAATGAATTGGCTAAGGATGTCGCTACTATCAACACTGCATGTACCGAGATCATCACCGACATGAAGGATAAGGGTTTCTTCATCGGTCAGAACCAGCCGTTCGTTCTGGTCACTCCTTATCAGCTCCGTGACCGTATCAACGCGGCTCTCGGTCAGATGGGTGCCACTGGTGATAACCGCGCAACTTACGGCCAGCTCCAGTACAACATCGTTCCGGTTGCTACCACGTTCCTGACTGCAACAGATAAGTTCTATGTCTGCTTGCCGGGCCGTAAGAACCAGAGCGCAACTCGTAAGGAACTCACCTCTGAGAAGGCTCGTAACATCATCAACCTGAGTGACGTAGAAGTACGTTACGCGGCTTGGGGTGGGACTATCGCTGACGAAGAGCAGTTCCAGAGAGCTTCTACTTCCTAATCATGCTCCTCATGCTCGGTTAGGCTTAGGGGGGAGTGGGAGTCATGCCCCACTTCCCCTTATTTTTTGATTATGCACAACACAGCGGACAAGGCTTTGGCCCGTGAATGACGGAGCAACAGTATAAGGAGGCGCAAGCCGTTTGTACTTGTACATCCTTCACAGCCGGGATGGGTAGCGAGTGGCTGACCAGTTGTGTATTTGTGGAGGTGTTTAGATGTTTGTAACAGAGGCAGATGTTCAGGCCAAGGTTAAGTTAATTGCAGAGCAGTTGAATTTTACCCTGACTTCAGAGCAGGTTGAGATTATTGATGCTCGTACGGCAGACGCTTATAACATGATCGTGTTTGAGTTGTCGAACCAAGGCTATGCAAAAGACCAGATTGACATTTGGCAAGCAGGTGGCACATACCAGTCAGACATTGCCGTTTACTATTCACTGCTCGATTTCTTGGGTGCAAGTGTGAATGTAGATGACACTACCATGAGCAAGTACAACAGGCTCCCAGAGCTACAGCAAGATGATATCGTGTTGATTGATACCTCTGGCAATGTAATGTTGCCTGAGATCCCACAAGGCGGTTCTAAAGGGCTGGCAATCTCGGATATAATGTAATGGCTATCAAGCTACCAACGAAGACATTGAAGGGCATGGCGAAGCAATATGAGCGCATGTCTAAAGGTCATGACTTTAAGAAACCGTTGAGAGCTTCAGCCAAGATGGTTGCTGGTGAGAACCTGAAGAGGTTTGACAAAGAGGTCGATCCTAATGGCAAGGGATGGAAGCCACTCACTAAGAAGTACGAGAAGTGGAAGAAAAAGCAGTTCGATGGCAAGGGCAGTAAGATCAACGTGTTCAATAGTATCCTTCGGACTTCTATCACATCCAACGCCACCGCCATGGGTATTTACAAATTAAAAAATGATAGTGTGACTTTCGGTAGCAATGTCGATTATGCTGGCCATGTGCAGAAAAGAAGGCCATTTCTTGGTATCAGTGAAGATGATATAAAAGAGATCGGCAAACTTTTTGATTTATGGTTGGAAAAACTGTACATTGATGAGAGTAAAAGGTAACGGATGAGCCGTTGCTATCTTTTAGGTGAGGAGAGAGTTATGAGGAAGGAAGTGTGGGAGTAGTCGGGTGTGATGCCGAGGATGTGATTCAGAAGATCTTCGGTGTTGAGAAGAAGCTCATTGATTCGGTTGATGAGGCAGAGCCTATTGTTGCCATGCTTGAGAATTCTGTGCCGGGTTGGGAGAGGATGAACCCAGCAGAACAATCTAAGATTGTCCATGCATGTAATACGTTTAAAGAGAGAGGTATGAAAGCCTCTGAGATCGTGGGTGCTATCAGTAAGATGTTCCCCGGCACTGCTCCTGTGACCTATCCTATCTCTAGAATACTTTATATGCTCACTATTGCCGCGACTACGATAGGATCTTTTGTCGGTAATCGAAGAGCACGAAAAGCTAATGCTGAGAAGGAAGTACTTGAGCGTGGTTCTGTTGCAATCATGAATGCCATTGACCCGATAGATAAGATCGGTGCTACTATTGAGCCACACATGGATAAAGCTGGAACTGATGCTGTGAAGGTTATGCAAGATCTATATCAGGCTAATGTAGCCAAGTAAGCTTAATGCCTCCCATGGGCAACCGTGGGAGGCAATCTTATATCCATACAACTTGAGAGAACAGGGGAAGCCGTGAGTGAACCAGCGTTCAGTGAGAATCCAAAGGGATCAAGCAGTCAGAGCCAGAAGATTAGCGAGATGCTAGGTGGCTTGCTTGAGAAGTCTATCGGTCAATTTCAAACGGAGTTGACTGAGACAACCAAGGCGATACGGGAGCTAACAAAATTTGTGTCTAATCTTGAGAGAGATATGCACCATCCTCCGTGTTCTATCGTGAGTGCGCTCAAGACCGAGTTTGCGCTTAAGCTCAGAGATATTGAGAAGCGGATGGAAGATCATCGCAAGGATCACGAGAAAGAGCAAGAGGAACGGGAGCAGGAAGCTAGGGATCGCAAGTCATTCGTCCGTAGCATTCAAGTGGTGGTCTTCGCGGCTCTCATCCTCGCTGTGCTAGGCTTGGCTGTTGTAGGATTCCAGAACGGTGCTAACCCTACAGGAATGAAGATCGAGAGTAAGTAATGTTCACTGAATGCGTGGTGTGTGGAATGACTATGATGAGTGGTTCCATATGCCATGTATGTGAGATAGGCGAAGAAGGTGGAGTGGTTGGTATCTGGCAAGATCCAAGGGGTAAGATTCTCCAGTGGATGAGGCCAGAGGATCACTCTTCAGAGATAGAATGCGATGCGATTATCCCTGCTGAAGATTTCGCAGAGTTGGTAAGGGCGCAGAGAAAAGCGGAGATTATATAATGGCAACCCTCAAAACACTAGGCAAAGACATGACCAACCTCACGGGGTGCGTGGTGGATGGTGATGACTTGCGCCTCACAGCTCCGACTATGCAAGCTACGGTTGCACTTGACGCTACTGTGGGCAATGCGCTTGATCAGAGTACAGCGGTTGAGAATGTGTCAGCAGACATGGCAGGCTCGTACATTGACAACGCATCCCCCGTGACGGTTGCGTCTCCAGACGCATCCCCCGCGTCTCCTAATTTTAACGCTGAGTATGCGTTTAATACCACCCTATCCCTTACCGGATCATATCAATTAACATCGTACCTTATGGCCGGTAACGTGAACGGCAGAATTTGCGTAGACATGGGGGCGAGCGTCACTCTTTACGGGGTGCGGATTTCTAATCTACATGATACCGGTGGAGCAACAGCGAGAGGTATAAAAAACTCAACTATATATCTATCTGACAACGCTGGTGATTTTACTGCTACTTACGGAACAGACATAGCAATGTCTCAGGCGTGGAGCGGGGTAGTTTCCGAACATACCGCAGTTGACGAAGCTGATTGGCAAGACATATCATTTACGCAGATTACAAGTGGGCGGTATTTAATAATTGAGTTTTCTGACAATTGGGGAGACCCGTCATTTGCCGGAATGCGCAGGGTACAACTTCAGGAGGGTATAACAAAACCGTCTATCTCATACGACCGCACGATAGACGCAGGTGCAACCAGCTATGAGACTGTTGGTGATCTAACAGCCCTGAAAGCATCCGCTGACACAGGCCATCAACTTCAGAACTTCAAGTTGAACGGCACCGGAGTAATCGGGGCCTTGGTCAATTTCTTCTCCATTGACAACTACAGCGCAGACGTAATTCCTCCCGCAGACCCGACAGGAGCGAGAGGTATTTCATCCGAAGTCTGGGCGATGTGGTGGGAGCAGTCACCGGAAGGTTCCGACATTGTTGCTCATCTTCGCAGGGATGTCAGTGGAGTTATTTGGTATCTCGCTAAGGTCGGTGGAATGCCCGTTTGGGTTGATTCCCTCCCGGCTGAGTTCTGGACTTTCTCTCGTGGTAGTGCCACAGCAGATAACAAGAGCAATGCGTGGGAAGAGGATAATATCCTAGTAGGGTTTGAAGGATACTATGCGAGATTCAGAGATCTATCAGATAATGATTCTGCTTGGACTTTGGTAAGTGCGATTGATCCCGGAAGTAAACCGGATGCCCTTACCAGCCTTACCGTTCTATCAGTCGGGGATGGCACTGTTACCATTGCGGTAGTAACTCCGAACCCTACCGATAAGGTCTTCTTGAGGATGAGGAATGCAACCGATGGCGAAGGATGGGGTGCTGAGAGCGTCACACATGACCGTGAAGGCAGTGGCAATATCGTTGTGACCTCATTGACCAATAAAGATCTATATGGGTTCTCAGGGTACATTAACAATGGTTCATGCGATAGCGATTGGGCTACACCAGTACCAGCAAGGCCGGTATCCAGTGTAGGCTTGGGCGGTTCCATCATGGGATTGTACCTATCTGAGCTTAAGACACTGATCGAGGCAAGCGACATATTCAAGTGGATTGGATATTCTCTTGATGATATTCCTACTGCTTATCATCCCGCTTGTGTGATCGTGTGTGATGAAGATCCTGAGCCTGCGGGTGAGGAGACAAATGCAAGTGTGGCTAAGATATTCACGTTTAAATTGATCGTAGATATTCGCAGTAGGCAGAAGCCTACCGAGGAAATCTTGATTATTCGTGAACAAGTTAGTACCATACTCAGAGATCATAGATTTACCGTTGAGGGTCATTACGATACTGACCTAGAGAGCGGAGAGATTGAAGAGCCAAATAGACAGGGCGGGTTATTCGTTCACCGTAGTCACCTCATTTTGAAGTGCTACGCAAGAGTTGCAAGGTAAAGGAGCAAGACAATGGGTGTTTCGCCACTGGTTGGAAAAACCACAGTAGTACAGGCCGGGATTGAGTCTGTTGAAGGAACTCTGGTTCCTGCGACCGTTAAGCTGGAAGTACTCAGTGAGACTCTTAGCACGAAGGCAACCAAGTCCGAGGATCATGGTATCCGTGGATCGTTGCAGAGGTTTGAGGATAACTCACAGGTGACTCGTAAGGATCATTCTGGCGAGATCGTCATGCTCTGTCGCTTCGGTGATATTGATTTCCTGAGTACGTTCATCTTCGGTGGTGCTGATGGTGCTTATGCACAGGAAGCCAAGACCGCCACTCTTGAGATCCAGAGAGGTACGACCGTTTACATCTTTGCTGGTGTGAAGGTCGATGAGTGGTCTATGGAAATGACCAGTGGTGAAGCTATCAAGATCACCATGAGCGTAGTCGCTTACACTCGGACTACTGGCA